TGTAACTATAGCTCCTGAACTTGCCTGTGCTTCTACGCCAGGAATGGTAACAAAACCACCACCTGATATCGTTACATTGGTTGCTCCGTTAGGAATTGTGCTTGGTGATACGCCACTTATAGTTGGGCCTGTTCCACCTGCTGCTACAAAACTAAGGTTTCCTGACCCATCTGTTTTCATTAACTGCCCAGCAGAACCATCTGATGTTGGCATTTTAAACAACACGCCATTGCTGTTAAACATGCTAGAAATATGATGTATGTAATTACCCATGTGAGCATGACTGCTGCATTGGTAATACAATAGACTTGGGGTGTACTCATCAACTTGGATCTGGGTATACGCACCAGCATTACCAGGCGTTCCGTTTGTTGTTACATTAGTTGTGTACGCTGTAGCTTTTGCAGCGTTTAAATAAAATCTTAAAGGGTGTCCGTTGTTACTAGAATCAGCTTGATCAAATCTATAGTAGTAAGTTTTGCCTGTGTCAGCTCCATCAAAGTTTAATACAGCTCCCTCAACACCATCAATAGTATAAGCACTACTAGAGCCTACCCCTGTATAAGGGTGTGCTGATGTTTTACTGATTACTTTTACTTCAAAAGATATAGGTGCAGATGCACTTCCCCAGTCTGATTTATAATCACGACCTCTAGTTCTAAGCACAGTTCCTGATTGTCCTGTTGTATTCTGTGTACCTGCTGTGTTTACACCTGGTAAATCTATGTTTCCTGATCCATTAAAACTTACACCACCAATTGTTCTAGCAGTTGTAAGGGTTGCTGCTGATGTTGCTGTTGCTGCATTTCCAGTAGTCGAACCTGATGTGCCTGAAGTATTACCTGTTACATTACCTGTTATATTACCTGCAAATCCAGTAGCTGTTAAAACTCCACTGTTTGAATTAAAAGCTAGATTAGTTCCTGATTTAGGTGGCAAATCCCCAGTAGCTGCTGTAACAAACAAAGGAAAACAAGTAGTATCTGTTGATTCATCTGCGACTGTAATTGTTGTAGGTACATAGTTAGATGCTGCTTTTGCATTTAATTGTGTTTGTATATTTGAAGATACGCCATCTAAATAACCTGCTTCTGTAGAAGTTACTGCTGATACGCTAACATCTCCATTACCATCTGACACTAACAGTCTTGATGCTGTTAAGTTTGCCATCTTAGAAAAGGCTATTGCTGCTGAAGCATTTACATCAGCGTTAATAATTACGCCACTTGCTATAGCTGCAACACCACCTGTTGATATTGTTAAATCACCTGATATAACTACAGGGTTAAAATTTGTTCCATCGGCTATTAAAGCTGCACCACTGGTGTTTGTACCCATAAACAGATCATCGCCTGTTATGGTTAAATCTCCACCTATGGTTGCATTGCCTGATGTTGTAAGACTTGTTGCTGTTGTAGCAGGTAAGTTAGCTGCAATGTTTGACAGTGTAACCCCAAGACTAGAACCATTAAAAGCTATTGCAAAAACAGATGCACTGTTAGGGGTTGTGGTAGTTGTTAAATCACTAAATTTTTGTGTTGCCATTTATTGTATAGTCCATGTTGTGGTTACTGTTGCTGGTACATCTTGCCAATCATCAGGAGCTATTGCATTAGAACCTTCCTGTTGAAAGATTAATCCATTCTCCGTTTCCAATAAAAATAAGTTATCTTCTGTTTCAAAATAACCTTGAGATACATTAGCTACTACAGTCCAGGTAGTCATTAATATAATCCGTAGTCAATTCTTGTTACTGGTGCTGTGCCAGAGTGCCTATCTCTTTCGTTTGAAGTTATTATGTCTGCTTTGGCTCTATCGTAAAATCCAGACCAAGTTTGTATTCTTTTATCATTTTGTAAATAAGGCTCTGCTTCAACTAATGCTCCATACAAATAAACATCTGGGTGATGGGTAAGCATGTCGTTAGTTGTATTAGAATCTGATAAAGGTGCAAATGTTTTGTAATAAGCTACCTCTATTTCGTAAATTCCATCAGGTATTGGTCTTAATTGTATATTATTTCCTTTGATTGAATAGGCTTTTGGGCAACCTGTTTGACTACCAGCGTTTAATCTATCCATTATTTCAGGAGTTAAAAACTCTAAAGGTGTCTTAGGGTCTGTATTTAATTTAATATTACGCATAGCAATATAGTCATCAGGCAAAGTATAATACTCTGTACCAGCTATAGTATTAGCTGTTACTCTAGTTTCCATTCTCCTGATCTTAAAATCTCTTTTATGCCTTGTTTCAGCTAAAGCTATAAAATCAGGGATAACATCTGTTAAATCACTTCTATCTAGCCAAGAAGCTATAGATGTTTTTAGTTCTGCATATGTTGATATAGCCATTTATTTAGCCTGTCTTGCTTTGTCATCAACCCCACCGAAATCGGGATTCATATTCGGCAGCGACTCAAAAAGGCCCGTTCGACCCTGTCTTGCTTTGTCATCAACCCCCTTATAGTTTTTAGGCCTTAAAGGACACACTTGATTTTCAGGAATAACACTTCCATCCCAACAAGTTTTAAGTGCAACTTGTGGAGTCTGTTGTTTCATTCTATTTCTTTTAAATTCATAATTAGGCATTATATTATCCTCGATGTTGTTTTTAGATATTTATAATCAGGACTGTTAAGTAGTTTCTTAATAGCCTTCATATCTTGTTTTTTATTTATATCAATTCCAAATTTAATTTTCCATTCTTGTGCAACCATTACTGGTATTCTTGCACACAAACGAAAGTCATCTCTTATACTGTGATCTTCTTCTTGTAGTCTTTTATTATTTTGTATTAATTTAGACAAGTCAGGGGATTTGTATTGTATTGCAAATTCCCCTGAATGTTCTGAAAAATGAAAGGTTTGGCCATCTCCTAGCTTTCTTTTCATCTATTCACTAAGCTCCTCAATGTAAACTATCGGTGAACCTGAAGCTGCAATACAAGACATCTTGTCAGCATTATCTACTTTAAATACTTTGGGTTCGTTAGCTACTAAGCGTATGCCAGTAGCTACTGCCGATGTAGTAGCTTTACCAAAATCAACAAATACTTCTGTTGTATTAGATGTAACTCTTACATAAGTAACACCATCACTAAAAGCATCTGTTCTGTTTGTACCTGTTTGGGTTACAGTAATCGTGTGATTCTTTATAACCTGTTGTCCAAAGCTCCAGTTGCTCATATTTATCTCCTGATTATAAAGGTTATTTCAGCTAATACAGCGTTAGTTGAACCACCATCTGTAATCATTTCAATTGTATCACCTGAATTAACAGTGTTTAAAGCTGTAGGTTCAGATGAATAAGTAGTTCCGTTTGCTGAACTGCCGTGTGCAAATGTAATGCCACCACCAGTTATTGCAACACCACCTAACTCAAAAGATAATGCAGCTGGTGCACTAGTTATAGCTCCTCTACCCATAGCTGTAATTTTTATAATTCTTCCACCATCTGGAACAACTACAAAAGAACTAGCTCCAGCAGATAAATTTGCTATCTCGCCTTTTAAAAAATAATCATTTAATGTTCTCATTAAATATTCTCCATATTAATGACCCTCGTTCCGAAGCGATACTGTTCTTCAAGGCCATCATTAATGTATCTAAGTGGGTGGGGAAACATTGGAGTGTAAAACCCCACCCTATAACTAACTGTGAGGAAAGTTAAATTATGCTGTTGTTAAATCAGCGATTTTACCACTAGCTGCTTCGTTTTTAGAAACAAGAGTATACTCAACGAGTAATTGTTTCTTCTCAGCATCACCAGTTTTCGCTAAGTCTTGAACACCGAAAGGTCTTAGATATCCGATTGACCACATTTCTGTATCAACCACAAGTGCTGTCCTTCCAGAACTTCTCAAGATTCTGTCAGCTACTACTCTAACTTCACCGAAGTCAGAAACATAAACATCAATAGTCGCAACTAAGCTTCTATCTTCTGCCATGTCCATACGAGTAGAGTTGCCAGTAAAACCAGATACTTTTTGTTTGTTGAATGAACCAACTAACAATAGATCAGGATTACCACCTTGGTCGTAACACGCTTTTAAGTTTGATTTTAAAAGAGATTCTGTTAGCACTCTTTGAGTACCATCAGTAACTGCACCTGCATCATTTGTAGCTCCGTTAGCTCCATGAAGTTCATTGGTTATAATCCAAGACTCATATGCTCTTGAAGCACGACCTGTGCCTGAAGAACCTGCTGCTGCTGCCTGTTTACCAGTCATGTCCAGTTCCATATCTCTTTTTAGTTCTTTACCAGCTTTGGCTATTTGATAAGCCATCTCTGATGTTACTCCAGCTTTGGAAACAACTTCTTGAGTACCAGTAACTACTACAGGTTTCGTAGAAATCTGCGTGTGGTTAAGTAGTCTTGATGTTGCTGTTAAAGCCCTGTTTGGAGAGTCATCGCCCTCCATTACTTTGTTAGCTGCTGCTGCTGCTAACGAGTCAGTTTGCCATTCATGTTTTGTGCCATTAGCTGAACCAGTACCAATGCTAGACATAAATGGTGTTTCTGTTGGTGAGATGTTATAAATAACATTCGCCAAGTCTTCTCTCTTATCGTTACTATCAAAAGTTTCGTAAGAGTTAGTATAAATTGCCATTTTTGATTACCTATTTAAAAAAGTTATGTATTAGATTAATTATTCAAAAGACTTTCAATAACGCTTGTAGCATCATTTACATGTCCTGACTTTCTTAATCTTGCTTTTTGTGCTTTAACTTTATCACTAGAAATTTCACCTCTTGTTGCAGGAGAACCAGGTCTAGTAACTTTAGGTATATTTTTTAATTTTTTACCTTTTATCTTACTATTAACCAGATCATCATACTTCATAGCTTTATGTAAAATGTCAACACTACGAGCATCAATTAATTGGGATAAATCTTGTTCTGAAAAACCAGACTTTATTGCAAAGTTTTTAATTTTGCTTTTAAGTTTAGGTCCTTCAACAGGATGTGACCAGTTAGGAATCATCTTAGAAACAATTTCTTGTTGTTCTATTTTGACTTCCTCAACCTTTTTTTCCGCATCTAATGCTGCTTCGTATTGGTGTTTTTGTTTTTCATTAGCTACTTTAGCTTTTCTTTCATGTAATTCCCTAAACTCTTCTCTTTTAAGAGAATATTGTACAGGGTCTTCAATCTTAAGTGTTGCCCAATCTGTAGACTCGAATGCTTTTATATCACTATCTACTATTTGGCCAATGTCCTCAAGACTGGATAAGTATTGCTGCTTCGCTTTTTGAGTAGCTTCAAGTTCTTGTGAGAGCATTCTTTTCTCCTCACTAACTTTTCTTCTGTCCTCTCCAAGTTCTTCATTTTTACGAGTGTAATCAGCTCCAAATTGAAAACCTTTTTTCAGTTCTTCAAGGGTCACAGAATGCTCTTTTCCTGCCGCTTTGACAGTATATCGCTCCTGCTCCTCTACTTCTTCTTGAGTATTTTCTTCTTCTTCTATGTCATCAGCAGTTAGTCCATCTGGATTTGCTGCTTCTGTTTCAACTGATTCGGACTCCGTGTCCTGTGCAGAAACTTCTTCCGTTGTTTCTGTTGCTTCTTGGTCTTCTGAAC